CTTTCGGAGATCTTCTGCTTGACTCGTGCATTGCTGTCGGTTCTTTTCTGACTCATTCATAATCTGAATGAGGAATGCTTCTACCGTTCCCTTTGAATTTGGATCTACTACGCCCGCCGAAACGGCATCTACTAGCTTCTTTCTTAACTTTAATACTTCCTCTGCGTATGACATGAATTCACCTAAAATCTAATATTAGAAATGAAAAACGCCCATCAAAAGTAGGCGTTTATTAATTTAATATATATCCTGTGCTATTTATTTTTTTGATTTTGATAGCTTATGCGCAACCATCACGCATATTTCGCAGTATATTCCTTTAATACCCTTTCCGGATATGGAAAAGAATTTTGTTGGCCTTTCAGGGTCGTCGGACCCCTTCCTCTTGAGAGAGGAAGGGGCGACGTGACCTGAGCAGCACCACAAATCAGATGGCTGATCTACCTCTTTATATGAAAGATCTGCATCCAAAGTGGCACTCCCCTTTATTAGTTGTGGTTACGCAAGAAGAAGTTGATATGATCGCCAGCTCTTAGCGTCATATGGAACGTAACTTCTGTATCTGAGCTTTCGCTGTAGTCGTTGCCATCAGCGATATCGCCTGGTGAGCGGAGCAAGCCGCGGGTAAATACCCAGAGGTTGTTGCCGCTACCATCGTTTTGATAGCTGAGGACGTTTGCTGGATCAACAGCAACGGCCGTGCCAGCCGTGATGTCAGATTCGAGTCTCTTGATGATACGAACGATCTGTGAAGCAACAACGGCATCAGCAAGAGCCTTGAGGTTTTCAGCAACCGTATATCCATCAGAGATGAATTGCGTATTGGAGAAGGTGAAGTCACCGAGTTGTGAGTTGAGTTCATTGAGAGCGTCAACAACCGTGGCCGTTCCAGAGATGGTGGAGAACGCGAAGTTCGTTCCAGCCGTATCCAAGTGACTGCCAATGCTGGTGTCGCCATCGTTCATGCCAACTGCAGCCTGTAGCGCGTCGATGTCAGCGCGGAGATCGCCATCAGAAGCGAGGCCAAGAACTTGAACCTTGCGGAAGGCGTCTTCGTCCATATCTTCGATTACTTGGTAGTAACCGTAGGACATCATGACGTTGGTTGGTTTGCCAGCTTCCCAGGTGTAATCTTCGGCCGTTGAGAGATCGGCGCCGAAAGCAACCTTCTTGAAGGCTACGTCAACGCTGCCGGAAGAGTTTTGACCTGCAACGGTAACACCGAAGACCTTCTTGCCATCAGAAGAAACGATTTCGTTTTCGTCGGATGAATCAAGAATTTCAACGAAGCAAGCCTGATAGCCATCGCTGTTGAAGTCCATGGTTGGAACGCCGGTTCTGTCAGCGCCGCTATCAGAGTGCTTGAATTGCAATGGATTTGCATCCGTTAGCGTCTTCTTGGTGTCGCCAGAGGCAACCGTTTGGCCAAGAATCATTCTTGGAAGAACGAAGCCCTTGGCGTCGATGGTCTTGCCAGCGAGGCTAGCGAGGTTCATCGTGACGGTTTCACCCTTTGGGTTGGTGTGGGTTGGGATCGAATCGGCATAGCCAACACCCTTGATGGCAGCGCGGTCAGAACGAGCGTAGTTAACGTCGTCTTCTGCGCTGTAGGCGTTGTGCTTGCTCCAATCAAGACCGGTCGCGCCATCGGAAAGAGCCGCGCCTGGGTCGGAAACTTCAACTTCTGAAGCGCTGTTAACGGCCGTGATTAGGAATGGGCCGTAACCGTCAACCTTCAAGAAGGAACCGACGGAACCGCTCATGCCTGAGAGGCCGGAAACGGTCGTAATTCCACCGCTAACGGCAACGCTCGCGCCGGTGCCATTGGCCAATTTACGACCAATACCAGCAGCTTCGTCAGCTAGAGAGAGGTTATCATAGTGAGCTAGTGAGCCCGCGATATCGAGTGCAAGATCAAGTAGATTTTTGCGTGAAAAAGACATTGTGTACCTTTTGGGTTAAATTGTTTTAGGCTTACATTGTTCTTATCGATCTTACAACTTACAAAGCTTGCAAAAAACCCCAAGCAGATAACTTCCACTCAGGGCTTTAAAAAACTTTAAACTTTCAAAATTAATACTGCAATATGCACTATTGCAGTATATTTGCTTGTACTTGTCCGAGATTTGATGTTCGTGTAGACCACACAGAATAAATCTCGCTTATACCGTAATTATTCTTTATTACCAGATTGTCCGACAATTTTCCAAAAATAATTGAATTATCTTGAACAATAAAAGAAGGGTCCCCATAAGATGTCGGTTGGGCAAAATAAACGAATTCATTTGACCCGCTGTACAAATTTATAGATGTGCTTGTTGCGAGCCGCAAATCTTCAAACAAAGACCTTATGAAAATATCTTTTTCGACAATTTCGTTCCAGCTTGGCCCAACGCCATAATAAGTCTTAAAAACCCAATTCAAATCAAGATACTTAGACGTATCCAATGTGCCTTCAATTGCGGTTACGGTAAAACGAACAGAATCTTTTATGTTCCTATAAAAGGTTCCTTCGCTTGTAAAATTCGTCATTCCACTTATTGTCTGAACTCCAAAACCGTCTGGATTGTAAAGCAGCGAATATTGCGGTTGTCTGCTGTACGTAACTTCAAAAGAAGGTTGCGTAACAGTATCTCCAACTTCCGCAAATGTTTGGCCTGTCAATGTAATAACCAGCGGAGGATCTGTTGGAGATGGCGTTTGGCCGTTTGTATTTTGAATTACAGCCTTTGTCGCGTAATTTACATAAACAGTATGATCTGCACGAGGCGCAAATAACATAAAGTTGATGGTGTCATATCCATCTCCGCCGATAATGTTTGCGCTTTGAGATATTGTAAAGTCAACATCTCGTATCAGGTTTCTACCGTTAAATACGAGCTGAATATGAAAATCGTTATCGCCATACTTTCCTTCTATGAATTCTTCTGGCGTAAAAAATACTCTGTTTGAACCGTCTTGTACACCAATAAGCTCAACTCTTTGCCTCCAAGAATAATCGAGGCGAACTTCAACTGGAAAATCAAGTTGGTCTTTTGTTATCTTTAATCCGTAATTTAAACCAGCTGACGCAAGGAAATTATTTTGCTGCGCATCAAACTGAAGCAAATTCATGTTGCTAGCAACAATCATTATTTCTTTGGCTTCTATTTTTCTTTTAATCTCGCCCTTCAATAAGGCAGAGCGAATATCATCTTCGGCAACGCCGGGAATAGCAAGCAAATCTCTTGTTTTATTATACAAGATAGGGTAATGAAAAATGCGAACGACCTTTTTTGAAGATGCGATGTTTTTTACAACAAAATAGGTTGTTTCCTTTTTGAATGGCGCAAATTCATTGTACATCTTTAATCTTCTTTGTTTTCTTTTGCTTCGCCGGACTCTTTTGAATCAACTAACTTATCTTTTATTGTTATTGTAATCGTTCGCTCGATGTTCGGATTTTCTTTTGTTGCCTTTACGTTGCCAAATAGCTTTTCAACCAAATTATCATAAGAATTATTTGCGACATCAACCCTTGAAATTTGTCTTTGGCGGGGATGTTCGTAATCATCAAGCTCTTTTTTAATTTCTTTTTCTTTCTTATCGAGAATGGCTTTGGTAGAGTATCCGCTATTAAATCGTTCGCTTAATTCTGATAAGTTATTCTTGTAGCTATCGTTAAATAAAGAATCGTCCTTTGACAGAATAGCTTTTCTAAGTTCTTGAAAAGACATATCTTCAATGTTTTCAAAAGAAAGCCTATAGCGAGTATAAATTAGCTCTTCCAAATAATCAATGCTGCTGGTGCTTGGCTGACTATCTGAAAAATCGCCATCTTTTTGATCGACTCGCAGCGTTTTATTAACAGTATTCAAAAGAACTCGAACATAGCTTTCTTGCCATCCAAAGTGAGACTCGTATTGTTCTCTGATGTCTTCTAAAACGGATTTTAATTTTGATATGATATCTAATTTTTCCGCCGTGGCCTTGCTGACAAATGGTTCGCTTCGGTGGTAATTTTGAAGGCCTCGACGAGGGTTAAATTGCTTTTCTTGATCAATTCTTCTCGTATCAAATGCCTTTTTTGATAGCTTGCCGTTTGTGGTCATATCCATTGCGACTTTTCGCAAAGCAACGCATCCGTTTCTCGATGAAACAGTTGAAATGCCATCGGATATCAAATTGTAAATGTCGAATATTTCTTTGATCTTCATTTTTTCCGGGCACAAATGCGGATAGAGGCCGCGCAAATCAAAAATATGCCTTGATATTATTAGTTTTGCTCAAAAAACAAAGGGCCTCTTTACGAGGCCCCTTATTAGCTATCACAGATCGGATCAGTATCCGTTGTCGTGATCTACGGCCAAAGACTTGAAGCCCTTGGCGACGCCGCGTGGGTTGACGATGGCAATACCGATTTGCTCGGAAACGACCCAACCAAGCTTGAGCTGCTTGGGCTCGTCAGCTGGAAGAACTTCGATATCCTGGCGAATTGGCATAACACCAACGAACTCTGGATCGGCGCAAGCGTAGACGGTTCCTGGTGGAACAATCTTGCTGACCATGATGTCAGCGCCCCAGATGTGAGCATAAAGGCCCGTCTGGAGAATTTCGCGCATCGTAACGGGATCGACTTCACCGCCACCAACGCCTTGGCCACCGCCAGAACCCCACTTGAGGATATCGGTGAATTCGTTGATGTTCATGAAGTACTTCGTGGTTACGAGGTCCCAACGATCAACCTGAGCCTTGAGCTCAACGAGGTCACGCTTGAGCATACCCTGATCGGCAATATCCTGAGCGGTATTTTCAATCGTGGCAGCGGCATCCATGGCAGCGAAGACGTTGGCGTCTTCCTGGGCCATGATTTCCTGACGAGCCTTCTGAACGGCACGGTCGATGACGTTGAATCTGCGGCGCTTAACTTCTGAGATTCTGACCGTTGGGTTTGAGAAGAGTTCGAATTCTGGAACAACAACGCGATCACCGAAAACGCGTGATTCTGGGCCGGTACCGTTAGCTGAGATAACGACAGCGGCGACATCAATATCGCGTTCGTAGGAAGCGTAGGCGCCCTGGCTAAGAGGATCGACTACCAAAGCGCGGCGTGCAATACCATGATAATCCAAGTTTCGCAACTTTTGTTACAGTTCATGGTAACTGGCTAAGTCATTTCTGCTTAGCTCTCTACATCTATGTAGAGGTCAGACTATATCATCTTCACTTTTGTGAGTTCGGCATGTAGTCGTTGAGGATTCTGGCATGAGCTTATGTTTCATGCAGTCATTTACATGTGGCCTAATAATATCTGATAGTTTTTGCGTGTTTCGCTTATTCAAAACTATTTGATAGTACTTTTTTCCACTGTATGTATATTCCATAACCTTAGATCTTAAATCAAAAGACATTTTAAGATAATCTCTAAGTTTATAGTTTTCTGACTCTGAAAAATTCATTGAAGCAATTCGCATATTTACACCCGAATTTATATTTCCATCATCCATTACCCAAACCGCTAGCGATAAGGGAGTTAGATAGATGTCTAAATTATTAGGAATATGCTTAACTCTACTTTCATCGTAAAACATGTTTGCGAACATATTTAGGTCTTGATGACAAATTGTTGCGGTTTGCAGCATTACTGATTTTTTTCTTTCATCGAAACCTTTTCGATAAGTATTGATGAAAGGATCTAGCATTGCCACTTTCCAATGAAAGTATTGTTCTTGCGCTTCAGAATGATTAAATGAAAGTTTAAAATTTCCCTTTTGTGAATCTTTGTGCAAAGAGCCGTTACCCAACAAACATCCAACGATAATTTGTTTTTGAATCGAGTTAATTGGCGTTTGCCTTAGGATGTCGTATTTTCGATTTGAGTATACGAAGTTCCTATTTTTTGACTTTAGAAGTCTTGATATTGCGGGTTCCGATAGCTCATACCACCTACTTAAATCTTTGATGGTAATACCATCATCAAATTTTCTAAGTATATCTTCTATCTGCTTTGAAGTTAAATCAGATACGTAATTTCTAGACCACTTAATTTTTTGATTCTTAAGTATTTGTCTAGTTTTTTCGTAGCTTAGATTTACCTTTTCCGCAATCTCTTGAATCGTTAAGCCAGATTCGTAAAGTATTTTAATGTCTTCATTTTTCACTTTACCAGTCTTTCCTGCTGATTGTCTATATCATCATCTCTCTGTTACGCTGACTGTATTCGAGACTAGCCGCTGTGCTTAGTCTATAGAGTGTCAGTGTGGAAATGCTTTTAGATGTCCCAGCATATAGCCGATTTTTAAATCCGCCGAAAATTAACGGATTGGGTTCGCCATAGCCTGAGCTAGAGCGATCTTGCCTTCCTGCGTCATGATGGCGCGCGTAACGAGTTCGTCGCGCTTGTCGTCGGAAAGACCTGGCTGACCAGCGAGACCGATGTTTGATGGCTCGTTGTCTTGAAGAATTGAGGCATACTTGGCGAGAACCTGAATGGCTTCCTTAACGGAAGAAGCGTTTAGTTCGCCCTTGCTGTTAAACATATTCATTAATTACTCCTGTAGAATCTACGTATCAAAAAAATTGCCAGTATTACCAGCAGTTGGATAGAAAGTATCTATCCAACATACAATATATCAATATTAGTTATTTAACTAATAAAAAAGGGAGCGGTTTTGCCGCTCCCTTTTGACTTTCATCTTATTAATCTAATTTATTAGACGTAACGATTTGCGTCTGGGCTGAAGTGGAACACCGCAACCGTGAACTTGTTGGCAGCTGCGCTACCGGCAGAAGCAACGAGTCTGTTTGGCGTAGTTACGAGGGTACGATCCGTTTCGAAAGAAACGAAGTTTCCAACAACTAGACCGAGACCGCCACTCTTCTCGAATGATAGAGTCTTATCCGCAGTTAGAAGACCGGCTGACGTTGCATATAGTGAGCTTCCAGCAGTGATTCCCGTGGCGGTTGGAGCTAGATCTGAAGCAACGGCATCAAGCGTAACAGCGTACATGCCGGGCTTATCCCATAGCGTAACCTTGCCTGAACCGGTGGCGGTGTGTGGGCCGAGAACGACGCCAGCGGCCGTACCAACGGTACCGCCAACGACGGTGCCGAAAAGCGTGCCGTAACCGCTCGTACCATCATCTGCCAACATGAGTGGGCGCGTTCCGGAAGCGAGCGTCTTAGTAACAACTGGACGATGAGCCGTGCCAGCATAACCATCGTATCCTTCAGCGGCATCAAAAGCGCCAGCATCTGAGCTTGGAGCGACTGACGTGAACGTAACAACTTCACCGCCCTTAAGGGACAATAGTTCAGAATCTTTACCATCAAATTGACCGAGTGGCTGAACGCCAGGATTTACGAGTTTGAGAGCCATTTTAATTTCCTTTTATTATTGCTGCTTTTAATAAAAAAGTTGTAAAAAGCAACAAGACTTACATCTTAACTTACATGAAACACTTGCGGTAGCATTTGAAAAATTGACAGCAAAACTATCAACACATTTTATGTATCATTATTGCATGATTTTTTTATTTTTGTTCCGCATTCATC